CCGGGGTCAACAACGTTTGATCCAAACGGTGCCCTATCAACATACTTCAAATATTTCAGGATACGTACAGCCATCGAGCCCCAGGGCGACTTCGACGAGATACGACAGACCAACGCCAAGGTCATAAGGATCGTGGTGGAACCGTTCTACATCAGCGCCTACAACCTGGCAACGGCGGGCATACACCAAGACAAGAACTACCAAGGATACGTGGCCAAGGCCTACAACTACATATTCACAGGCGATAACCTGGACATACAGAACCTTGACATCAACTACAAGGTGGCCTACTACCAGTCAAGATTGAAGGACCTGGAGGCCACTGATTCGAGAACATTCACACAGAGCAACAAGGACGAGACAGAGGAGACGGGTACACCGACCAACAGGGAAAAATGGAGAAGTGACCAGTACCTACCACTCAAGAGTGAACCGTCAGTGTACAAAAGTAGCAACAGCAACCGTACTGGCAAGGCGGACGCTAGGGTGGACCAGTTCTTCGATGCCATAACCAATCCCACCGCGGACATGGTGGTTGTGAACATGAGCATACTGGGTGATCCCGCATGGTTGGGCCAGAGCCAGTTCATTCCGGCTACGCCTGTCAACGCCAGCGGCAGTTCGCAGGACAACAACATAGATTTCTTCAGGGGAGGTGTAAAAGACAACGTCTGGAATCCCGACCTGAAATGTTTCAACTACGACGTGGCCGAACCCATAACAAACCTCACATTTAAAGTGCCACAGGACTTTGACGACAAGACCGGTGTGTACGAGATGTCAACGGCACAACAGGCGGTGTTCTCGGGTCTCTACAGGGTCACACAGGTGCAACACAGTTTCACTGATGGACAGTTCACACAGACACTGACCATGGTGCGATTCAACAACCAGGACAGTAAAGTTACCAACACCAGCAACGAGAAAATCACCAAGAAAAATGGTGTGGTGACAGGGGTCACTAATCCCAATCAACGGGCGAGACAGGACATAATTAGTGGAGCACTAGGATCATCATAATGGCAGGTAAAGATTATTTAAAGGGACACGCATCGACATCCAAAGCACCAGGCAATGACACCGCTTGGTCGGGAGAGAGTGCAGGTCCATACATAGGAGTTGTCAAGAACAACATCGATCCGTTGAGGATGGGCAGACTGCAGGTCAACATACCTAGCCTCAGTAAGACCAATGACCCAATCAGCGGCAACTTGGTCACGTGCGAATACCTTTCGCCTTTCTATGGCGCCAAGGATGCCAGACACAGCATTCCGGGTTCGACGGACTACAAGGACAGCCAACACAGTTATGGCTTCTGGGCGGTACCACCTGACATAGGCACCAGGGTGTTGGTCATATTCGCGGAGGGCAAGATGGACCAGGCGTTCTGGATAGGTTGTGTGCCGGAGACAATGACCAACCAGATGACACCGGGCATAGCATCAAGCACACAGACACACGATGCCTTAGACGGCACCTTCGAGGGTGCGGACGCAGGATTCCAAGACGATAAAAAATCAAAATACGGAACGACCAATGTGCCATCGGGTGAAGTCAACAGGACAAAGACGGGAGCCACACCACAACAGATCGCCAATGCCAAAAGGCCCATACATCCGTTCGCTGAGACTTTATTGAAACAAGGTTTGAGTGCGGACGACATCAGGGGTAACACATCAAGTTCGGCACGTAGGGAAACACCCAGCCATGTTTTCGGCATCAGCACACCAGGCAGGAAAGATGAGACAACAACAAAAGTAAAAGTTGGTACAAAGGATACAGAATTACAAGATTACGTCACTAGGAAAACAGGACACACTTTCGTTATGGACGATGGTGCGGTAGATGGCACGAACCAACTGACAAGATTGAGGACAGCATCAGGACATCAACTTTTGATGCATGACACGGAGGGTGTTGTGTACCTAGCAAACGGATCAGGCAAGGCATTCATAGAGATGGACAGGGATGGCACCATAAGTGTGTATTCGGATGGTGGCATAAACATGAGATCCGGTCGAGACTTCAACGTACACTCTGACATGAACATAAACTTCCATGCCAAGGGTGCGATAAATTTCACATCAGAGACCAACGTGGCACTGAACGCAGAGGGTTATGTGTTCGCCATGGGAGAGAAGGGCATACTGAACAGTTCACAGAAAGGATCAGTCAGGAACTACGCCAGGGACGGAATATCATCATTCACGGACGGTACACAACTGCACGGTGCGAAGGGCAGGATAGATCTAGCAGGATCACAGGTGCACTTCAACTCGGTCGGTGCCAGTAACACGTGGGGACCTGGTTGGTTGAAACCAGATGCCATAGGCATAAAGGTCACAGAGGGATTGATAGACATAGATGACGACAATGCATTGGCACAGGGAAAACCTAACAAGATCGAGAACAAGACCACGGTGTCGGACTTCGTCACCCATGAACCATATGACAGGCAGAGTAGCACACAGAGGACAAAGGCATTCATTAATGAAGCAATGGCAGAGATCAAGGCAACCAGCCCAGAACTGTCAGCAACGGAACTGAAAATAATCAAGGCGGAACTGTTGAAACAGCCGAGCATAAAGGCAGTGTCTGACAAACTGGGCAAAGTGGTCAAACTGAACGACAAGATCAAACTGCCCGTTAAGAATCTCAACACGCTTGTGAGCAAGGCAAATGACATACAAAAATTATTTGAAGATCCAAAAGGTGCGGCGATGAATTTCGTGCAAGGTAAAATTGCAGACTTGAAAAATCAAGCCATCTCGGCGGTGAGGAGTTTCTTTAGATTTTAGGGAGTAAATATAGCATATGGCATACGGAGATTCAGGATCAGGAGATTTATCAAACAAGTCAGTGACCTTCAAGGGGTTCAGCTCACGTGCGGACAAGCAGAACTTCAAACTGTACGACTTCGAGGTTGCCAAGCAGGATCTGATCAACAGGTTGAGTGTGCGTAAGGGCGAGAGGGTCGAGAATCCAGAGTTCGGCACCATCATATACGATGCCATATTCGAACCATTCACAGAACAACTCAAAGACGCCATAGTGGAGGACATAACAGCAAATCTCAACGCAGATCCACGTATCAGCACGGAGGAGATCTTGGTCACAGAAGCGGACAAGGGCATAGCCATACAGGCCACAATAACCTATGTTCCTCTGAACATCACAGAGAAACTGCGATTCAACTTCGACGAGAACTCACTACTGCGTCTATCTTAATATACGCACATTTCCTAACACATAAATACCGTTGTAATTACAATGGCCACAACAGATAGACAGAACAGATTATTAGTAGCGGAAGATTGGAGAAAGATCTACCAGGCTTTCCAACAGGCCGACTTCAAATCATACGACTTCGAGACCTTGAGAAGGACCATGGTTGCCTATCTACAGGAGAACTACCCGGATGATTTCAACGATTTCGTTGAGAGTTCTGAGTACGTGGCACTGATAGATCTTATCGCCTACATTGCACAGGCACTTTCATTCAGGGTTGACCTGAACGCCAGGGAGAACTTCCTGGAGACAGCGGAGAGAAGGAATAGTGTTCTAAGGTTGGCAAGGTTGATCAACTACAACGCCAAGAGGAATCAACCAGCAACAGGAATGTTGAAAATAGATTCAATATCCACAACACAGGATGTACAGGACAGCACAGGGACAAATCTAGCAAATCAAAATATCATATGGAATGATTCGGCCAATGCCAACTACAGGGAGCAGTTCACTGCTATACTGAACGCGGCAAACCAGACTGGACAACTGTTTGGCAATCCAAGGGAATCAGGTACAATAGGTGGCATCACCACAGAGGTATACACTTTAAGTTCCAATCAGTTGGATCTACCCATATTCAAATTCCAGAAGTCTGTGGGAGGCGTGTCTAGGTCATTCGAGATAGTGCCCAGCACCATAACAGATTCTGATTCGATATACGAATCATCACCAGTGCCAGGCACGGGATTGACATACACATACAGATCAGATGGATCAGGAGACAGTTCCAATAACACGGGATTCTTCTTCCTGTTCAAACAGGGAACGATGCAGAACCAAGAGTTCACTGTGGACACAGCGATCACAAACTATGTGAAAAGTTTTGAAACGTCCAATATAAACAATTCTGATGTGTGGCTGTACAAGTTGGACCAGTTTGGACAGTTGTCGGAGTCATGGACTAAAGTTCCATCACTGTCAGGAAACAATGCGATTTACAATTCACTGTCAAAGGCAGAGAGAAACACCTACAATGTGGTAACGAAAAATAACGACGCAATCGACCTAGTGTTCGGGGATGGCAATTTTTCAAACATACCACTTGGAAGTTTCAGGACCTACTACAGGGTCAGTGACAACGCCAAGTATGCGATACAGTCATCAGACATGCAGAACGTACAGTTGAC